ATGACCGACTATGGTGTAAAAGAAGATTCAACATTGACACCATGGATACCATTCTGTAGTGAAACATCTTTTAATATTTCAAGAGAAAAGATAATGGTCATAACATTATGCTCCCAAGAGTTAGCACATTATTATGAAGTTATAAAAAGTAAAGTAAAAAAGAAGCTTGAGAAAGCACCACTATCTCCTGAAGAAATGGAACACATAATGCAGGTTGCTGAAGATATGGATAGAGAAGAACTAATTGAGAAAGAGAATGAAATTGATGAGATGTTTAATGGTCATAAGGTTACTAGTAAGACGCTTCATTAGAGCTTAGCTCCTATCCTGAAAAGACTACATAGTCTATTATACACACATTCCTCAAACTGTCAAGCTTAAAAATAAATTACTTTAGGCCTTGACATTAGCTAAAAAGTGTAGTATAATGATATACAGAAAGGGTGAATTATGGAAAAAACACAGAAACTAAAAAAGCCAAAAATAAAACCTCATTATGTGGATAATAAGAAGTTTTTAGAAGCGATGATAGAATACAAAGAAAGGTGTGTATTGGCAGAAGAAAAAGGTAAGACGAAACCTGATGTTACTAATTATATAGGTGAGTGCTTTTTAAAGATTGCAAATCACTTATCCTTTAGACCAAACTTTATTAACTATACATACCGAGATGATATGATATCAGATGGTATAGAAAACTGTTTACAATATATGAGTAATTTTAATCCAGAGAAGTCAAACAATCCGTTTGCATATTTTACACAGATTATATATTATGCATTTATAAGAAGAATACAAAAAGAAAAGAAACAGATGTTAGTGAAATCTAAATTAATACAAAATGCAGGTATAGAGAATATGATGGACTCATTAGCAGGCGATGATACACAATATCAAAGTGCTATGTTAGAGTTTCTACAAAGAAACAGTAAAGAGGAAGAACCTGTAAAAAAGAAACCAATTAAAAAATAATATATTATGAAGATAGCCTTACTAAACGATACCCATTTTGGTGCCAGAAACGATAGTCTTATTTTTGATGATTACTTTCATAAATTTTATGATGACATATTCTTTCCTTATTTAAAGGAACACAATATTAAAACACTTATTCATTTAGGTGACATTGTAGATAGAAGAAAATTCATTAACTATAGAATTGCACATAACTTTAGACACAAATTTTTACAAAGATTATGGGCTGAGAAAATAGACACCCACATCATAATTGGCAACCACGACATATACTTTCGCAATACAAACAAAGTAAATGCTGTACAAGAACTATGTACAACACATGACGGTTTAAACGAGCCATGGATATATGAAGAAGCAAAAGTAGTTGACTTTGATGGTTTAAAAATATTAATGTTGCCTTGGATTAATCCAGAGAACGAAGCAGAATCACTAGAAATATGTAAGACAGCAGAGGCAGATATTTGCATGGGTCATTTAGATTTAAATGGTTTCAGAATGATGGACAGTATGGTACAGACACATGGTTATGATAAAAGTATTGTACAGAGATTTGAAAGAACATATAGTGGTCACTTTCATCACAAGAATGATGATGGTCAGATATTTTATTTAGGTAGCCAATATGAAATGACTTGGTCCGATTACAATAATCAAAAAGGATTTAATATATTAGATACAGAAACAAGAGAAGTTGAGTTTATTCCTAACCCATATACTATCTTTAAGAAACTTATGTATGATGATACGGAAACAAACTATGATAAGTTTGACATAACAGACTACAATCAAAAGTTTATAAAACTTGTAGTGGTAAGTAAAAAAGATAATCAGATGTTTGATAGATTACTTGAAAGATTATACAATAAAATAAGTGTACATGAATTAAAAATATTAGAAGATTATTCAGACTTAGCTGCTAGTAATGTCAGCGATGATGTAGTAGAAGGATCCGAAGATACAATGACACTAGTAAATAATTATGTGGATCAATTACCAGTTGACCTAGACAAAGATAAACTAAAGATTATGATTAAAGAAATGTATATAGAGGCACAAGATACAGATGTGGTTACAGAATGATAGTATTTAAAAAAGTAAGATATAAAAACTTTCTATCAACAGGTCAACAGTTCATAGAAATTGAGTTAGATAAATCTCCTACAACATTAGTTGTTGGTGAAAATGGTGCAGGTAAATCTACTATGCTAGACGCTTTATGTTTTGGATTATTTCAACGAGCATTTAGAAACATTAAGAAAGACCAGTTAATCAATACAATCAACGAAAAGGAATGTGTTGTTGAGGTAGAGTTTATCGTAGGCACAAAACAATATAAGATTATACGAGGCATTAAACCAAACATATTTGAGATATGGTGTAATGGTGATATGTTAAATCAAGACGCTGCACAAAGAGATTATCAGAAACATTTAGAGCAACAGATATTAAAACTAAACTTTAGGTCATTTACTCAGGTTGTAATATTAGGTAATGCTTCGTTTGTTCCTTTCATGCAATTAAGAGCTAGACATAGGCGCCAAGTTGTAGAAGAAATATTAGACATTGAGATATTTTCTAAAATGAATATTATGTTTAGAGAAAAACAAAAAACCCAAGATGAAACAATCAAACAATCAGACTTTCAGTATCAACTAATAGATGATAGAATAGATACACAAAAGAAACATATAGATGATATTAGCAATAAGAATAAAGATACAAGTGATTCAAAGAAGATAGAAATACATCAGGCAGATACCGACATACAAAACTATATGGAAGATATTAAAAGAGTTAAGGTAGAGATTGCCGGTCTACAAAAAGAAATAATAGACCAGACAACAACAAATACTAAACATCAGAAGTTACATACGATGGAAGCAAAACTAGAAAATACTTGTAATAAACATAAGAAAGATTTAAAGTTTTTTGAATCACATGATGATTGTCCTACTTGTCAACAAGCAATAGATAAAGCATTTAAAGAAACAATGATTGATAAGAAGAAAGAAAAGGTTGTTGAGATTGATGTTGCCATGGCTCAAATGGAAAAAGAGATTAACAAAACTGAAACCAGACTATCAAAGATTAGTGAGGTTATGATTGCCATAAGAGAAAAAGAATTACTCATTAATAGATACGATACATCTATAAGTGAGATAGATAAACAAAAAGAAAGAATACATAAAGAGATTTTAGAATTGTCAGATGAAAAGTTCTCAACAGGAGTTGCTACTGGTGAGTTAAATCAGCTGCAAGAACAGTTAGTGAACGCTGAAAAAGATAAGCTAAAACACAAAGAAGAAAAAAATTATATAGATACTGCTAGACATCTTATGCAAGACACTGGAATCAAAACAAAAATTATCAATCAATATTTACCGATTATGAATCAGTTTATTAATAAGCATCTTGCAGATATGGATTTCTTTGTTAATTTTACTCTTGATGAGGAGTTTAATGAAACAATTAAATCAAGATACCGTGATGAGTTTAACTATCATTCTTTTAGTGAGGGTGAGAAGTTAAGAATTGATTTAGCTATTTTATTTACTTGGCGAGAGATTGCTAAGTTGAAAAATTCTACAAATACAAACCTATTAATACTAGATGAAATATTTGATAGTTCGCTAGATACATCTGGCACAGACGAGTTTATGAGAATACTATATACCACCATGGCAAAAGAAAATGTTTTTGTCATTTCTCATAAAGGTGATACTCTAATTGATAAGTTTCCTAGAGTAATGAAATTTGAGAAATATAAAAACTTTACAAGGATGGCAGAATGACCGAGAAACTAACACCAGCAAAGATTGAAGAAATAGGTAGACACTATGAGAATATACAAAGTGGCAAGACACCTATTATTAAAAGTGAAAAAGAAATAAGTGCTCATCTTGATGTGAGTAAACTTATGGAAAAGAAAGAAGATAAGAAAGTCTTACCTTTAATACCACCATCAGACCCTAGATTGTTAATGCAGATTGCACCTTTTGAAGATAGTACATTAGAGCAGTTTAACATGAAAGACAGAAAAGATTTAAGTAAAATAATGTATGACACCATGGTTAAATATGGTGGACTAGGATTATCTTGTAATCAAGTTGGCTTGCCATATCGTATGTTTGTTATGGGTGGTCACCCAAGTATAGAAGAAGGTAAAGTAAGATATGTTTTTAATCCAATCGTTAATGATGTGAGTGAGGAAACTGTAGTCTTTAAAGAAGGTTGCTTATCTTTTCCATTTCTATTCTTATCTATTAAAAGACCTAAGTGGGTATCAGTAAGATACACAGATGAGAACAACGAAGAAATAGAAGAAACATTACACAGTATGTCAGGTAGAATATTTCAACATGAAAACGAACACATGAACGGATATTTGTTTACTGATTTAGTAAGTAAGTTTAAACTAGACAGAGCTAAGAAAGCACAAATGAAATTAATTAAGGAGACAGTAAGAAAAAGAAATGGTTAAAACTTATAATATAGCATTAATCATAGCACTTAAATTAGAATCAAGAGATATTGAATACTCAAAC